GGTGAGGAGATGAAGATACAATTGTCTGCTATCTCTACTCCTCTTCCCTCTGGTATATTAAAAGTGTCCTCTCCTTTGTCTTCTACTCTTCAAGTTGTAAAAGATGGATCTGAGACCCAATCTGCACTCCGTATTTCAACCACAGCAGTAACCAATTACGGAGCAGGAGCTATTGCTACTAATACTGCTTTTGGTGGGGATGCTCTTATCTCAAACACAACTGGATCTGCGAACACAGCGTTTGGTGATGTGGCTTTAAGCCAGAATACAACAGGCAGAAGAAACATAGCATTAGGCGCTGGCGCTTTGTATTCCAATTTGATTGGGAGCAATAATACAGCGATAGGATGGAACTCATTGACTACAGCAACTGGTGATAATAATACAGCCATTGGTTATCGTACTTTAAATTCCAACACAAGCGGAAGTTTGAACGTAGCGGTAGGGGTGGATGCTTTGATAAGTAATACTACAGGTACAGCAAATGTAGCAGTAGGTTATCAAGCAGGGTTTAGCAATACGAGTGGGGGCGTTACCGCTTTAGGTTATCAAGCACTTTACGCCAACAGCACAGGTGCAGGAAATACAGCATTGGGTAGATTGGCATTGGCATCAAATACAACAGCCAATTCAAATACTGCTATTGGTAATGGTTCTTTGCAATCAAATACTACTGGTGTTCAAAACGCAGCAATGGGTGAGGGTGCTTTAAACTCAAATTTAACAGGAAGTTCTAACGTAGCAATAGGTCATAATGCATTACTATCTAACACCGCCTCCCAAAACACCGCAGTTGGCTACCAATCAGCGTATAGTAATACTACTGGAACTTATAATGCTTCTTTTGGATACATTTCATTATTTGCAAATACTACAGGAGTAGCAAACACTGCGGTAGGTCACGCTTCTTTAATTGGCAATACTACAGGTTTTAATAATATTGCGATGGGATTCCAATCATTGTTAACTAACTCTACAGGTAGTGCTAATACTGCAATAGGTACTCAATCACTATACTCCAACACCGCCTCCAACAACACCGCAGTAGGGTATCAAGCAGGGTATAGTAATACGAGTGGAACAGGTAATGTATATTTAGGTATTGGAACAGGATTCTATAATACTACATCTTCAAACAACATTGCATTAGGAAATCAATCATTATATAGCGGTTCAGGAAGCGAAAACATTGCCATAGGAACAAGTTCATTGGCAAATTCTACTACAGCAAGTAGTTCTATTGCTATAGGTTGGAGGGCAGGATTCAATAATGGAGGAACAGGAAACGTTATTATGGGATATAGTGCTATATTGAATGGTGGTACTACAGGAAGTTATAACGTAGCGTTAGGATTCAATGCTCTTGGACAATCCACTTTAACAAACAATAATATAGCCATAGGTCAAAATGCTATGGGATATATTAATGCAAATTCAGGAACAGGTAACGTTGCTATTGGTGATAATGCACTTAATGTACATAGTTTAGGAAGTAACAATACTGCTTTGGGTAGTGAAGTTCAAAGTGGAAATTTTAGCGGTAGTGTTATTTTAGGTAGACAAGCAACTGCCACCGCAAATAACCAATTTGTAGTTGGTAGTTCAGGAACTAACGCAGGCGCAGTTGCTTCAGAAGTTAACTCATCTACTAAAGTATGGAACGTAATCATTAACGGAGTAGCACAGAAAATCTTATTAGCATAAAATATCATGATAAATTATACTTGGACAATTAAGAATCTATGGACTAAGACCGTAGATGGACAGCAGGATTACGTGGTGATTGCTGCTTACGATGTAACTGGAGTAGATGGTGAGTTCTCCTCATCTCTATCTAACACAGCTCAATTCTCAACTGAGAGCGTTAGCTCGTTTGTACCCTATGCTGAACTGACAGAGGAAATCGTATTGGGTTGGATTAAGGCAGATTTGGAAGAGAATGGAGTTCACTCAATTGAGGCTTGTATCGCAGGTCAGATTGAATCTCAGAAGAATCCTCCTGTAGTTCCTGTGATTACTCCTCTGCCCTGGAGCTGAGGCCCATTTAAAAGAAAAAGCCCCACAAGCAGATCTTACGGTATGCACGTGGGGACTTTCGATCTAAGGATTCTATCCGAAGAGGGGTTTGTTTACAAAGATACTATTCTACCTCTTTAAATTCAATTACAGGCACCTCATTAATTACCTCTAGGGCCTTAACAATGTTCTGTACTTCTACTAGTCCGAAGCATCCTTTTGCGATTGCAATGTTCAATGCCTCTGCGATTACTTGTTTTGCTGTATTTGATTCCATAATGTCTATTTCCAAACGATTCCTACATCTGAGGCCCGAACAATAATGTGTTCTTTCCCGTCTATCTCAATCCTCTCTGCATTCTGCAAGAAGATCGGGTTGACATAGACCCCATCGCCTATCTCGATGCCTGTAACCTCGTCTCCAACGGCTAGAACCGTTAAATTAGACCACTTCTTCATCTCCTTCTCCATCAACTCTCTTTTCAATTTCTCATCTACTTCAATTGTAGACTTTTTAATCTCCGGGAGGCTCAGGATAATACGCTGGCCTCTAACTGTATACTTATTCATGATTCTTTACTTCCTCCCAATAACGGATCATCTCCGTCATGTTTACCTTTGCTACTTTTTCTACTTCTTGTAGCTCTCTTTTTAATAGGCTTATCGCATAATTCTTGATCTGGCGATACCTGAACGTGTCCATCTGGAATCCCAATTGCTTGATCTCCAGTTCCATCTGTTGTGCTTGTTCTTTCGATGTCATTTTGTTCGATTAATTGTAATGCCTCCTTGATTGCGTACATATCTGTAATGCTGAGACCCGTTTGACGTAATTGGCTCTCAGCGTCCATATCTGTTACAGCCTGTTCCAAACTAGCTGCTGAGGTGGGGTAATTATCCATGTGCCTGCCCATCACTACCTTAGTCAACTCATCCTTGGTATGGCGCAATGCCCACAGATACGTCTTCATATACCGCAGGTATTGTTTCTTATCAATCTTGGGACTTCTGTGATTTGCTTTCATGATTTATCGTGTCTGTTTCATCTATGGTTGCAAATATACGGTAAGCAATCTGAGGAACAATGGCATTGCCATATCCCATTATACTTTGCTTTCTCCAGGTAGAAAAGGTAAGTCCGTCCAATTCTTCGGGAAGCCCATCATCTCCGCTACAAAGTGGGGATTGAGTTGGGAACCAGGTCCAAGCCTCGGATGGTCCACCTTGTTCGGTACGAACATTGTCATCTGTCTTAATGTCATTTGGAGATTTACATTGTTCTCCTTGTGCCTCTGAGACCGAGCCAAATACGTTTCGGGTTTGGTTGCTGTGTTCCAATCGTAACTGTTCGGAGTAGGCAGAATCCCCCTCTTGTAAATGAACCCTGTCGCTACTTCCTGTGCTAATGTTCCCGAATTTCCGAATACCTGTTCCTTCTTGCTCAGATTCTCGCTGTATGCATCCATCGCTGCCGGTGTCTTTAGCAACAAAATAGAATCTGTCTCTTTTGTGAGGGGCATTAATACCGACAGCTGGAAGAAGAAACGCTTGGACTTCGTAGCCTTCACCTTCCAAGTCAGAGAACACCTCTTCGAAAACCAATCCGTCCGACCAACTAGCGATTCCACGAACATTTTCCCCCACGACATATCGGGGTTTGATTTCTCGGATTGCCCGGCACATTTCGGGCCAAAGATGGCGCTCATCTTCTTTTCCCATCCTTTTTCCTGCTGTGGAGAAGGGCTGGCAAGGAAAACCCCCGGAGAGTACATCGATTCTTCCTCTCCAAACTGTAAAGTCAGTTGTCTTGATATTGTCATAACTTTGGGCCTCAGGCCAATAAAAACTACATAATTGTCTACTAAAAGGATTGATATCGCAATGGAACTTATTATCCCATCCCATCCACTCGGCTGCTAAATCAAATCCTCCAATACCACTAAATAAACTACCGTGATTCATGATATTCTCTTTTAAGTCTATTCATTATCTCCATTGCCTCATCATAGGTCTTCATCTGAGTCCGATTCCCAAACTCCCATAATTGATGACATTGCGAACAATAAATCATAAAGTTTTCGGGATGATTCCTCAGACTCGGATAAGACCCTTTTGTAATGATATGAGAGATGTACATCGGATGAAAGTGTGGTAGATGTATTCCACACTCCTGGCATTGATGTGGGCGTGATAACCACATGGCCTTGTACCAAGCTGTATCCTTTGTCATCCAACTCTAAAAACTCTAGATCCTTTTGCATTGGGCCTCCATGTTACTTTTCCCTCATCTGAGTCCAAAATCATATTGTTACCCATAAAATCCTTGATAAAATTAGCAGCCTCTCTCTTCTCATCTTCCAAGATAGCAATCTCTGTATTCTTAACTTTATATTGGAGAATGTACTCATCAATCTCTGGAGTCGAAGCAATACTATTCTCCTCAGGATTTTTATACTTCTCGTTTAAGAATTCAGCATAAGCCTCAGTTCCATCTGGTGGTGGGGCGAACTGATCGTAATCTTCTCCTAATTCAAGAGCTAAGCGACCTGCCTCAACACGAGCCCAGAACTCCTTAGTCACATTGCCAATCATATCAATCATCTCCTGATCCCTATCGAACTGGTGAACCTTTAGATTCCTTCCATCCTCAAGAGCAACAAGATAACCCTTATCGATACCAAGACCCATCAAGTACGTTTGAAGCTGTAAGTAATAAGACGGTGGAACACCACCTGCCCACTGCTTACTGCTCCAGCCGCTAATCGTCTTAATCTCAATAATAGCTTCCACATTTTCCAAGTTAATTCTACCATCTCTTATACGTAAGTTTTTTGATTTGATTTGTAGTCTATCGGGCGAGAAAAAGAGATGAGGATAATCAGGGTTTACAACATAACCAACCGGCTCGTACAAATTGCGAACCTTATTTCCTGCTTCGTGATTACGCAGCATAGAGGCATCGTCTCCATCCCAATACTCAAATATCTCAGCGACAGTCTTTTCCAATATGGTCCCCATGAACATAGGGATATTGGGTTCAACCTTTTGCGGAATTAAACCAATCTTCTGATAATACAGTTCTGCTGGACTCTTCCAAGAGTTGACACCCATCAAGGTACCAACCTCTGAGGCCCCAAGACCACGTGAGCGGAATTGCAACCACTCATCGTAAGCCTTGTCCTTATTGATTTGAATTATCTCAAGACCCATTCCTCAAACTGCTCAGCAAGGTGAAAAGTCATCTCCTTAACCTCTTCAAGGCTCTTGCCTTCTAAGGGGAGTGTTGAGATTATATTTACGGCACTTTTTAGCGATGACTGCCGAACTATAGAACGCTGTTCCTGCCCATAGTGTTTCATATGAGCAGGTTCAACTTTCGCACCGATTTTATTAGCTAGTGCCATATCGTGTACGCCTCTAGACATTAGAAGGGGAGATCATCGTCCTGAGGAATAGGATTGCTATTTACAGCATAATCCTTTACGATATCATTTGGTACATTTGCAGGAAGGCTTTTAGTAAAGGCATTTACCATATCAACACGATAAGCCTCAACCTCTGACCAATCAGTCGAGATTACCTCCCCTTTTTTATTCTTCAATTCTTCAGGAGCAGGAACTCCGTCTTGACCAATTTTGTAAGCCCACTTCAAAACCTCTCCGTTCTGTTTCAAGAACAAAGCAGATCTCTTCTTATCATCGACAATCTTCAAAGAAGGAATAAATTCTATTCTTTGTGTAGGATCAATTGCCGGGCAACAATGTGCAAAGGCGATAAAGTAGGAGGTCTGCTTACCGCTATCCTCACCCTTCATCTTGATTTGCAATTGATACATCTGATCATCTTCCAAATTAATACACAAATCTGTGCCATACTTGTGGTCCCTGGTACTAATACCACGGATGTAACCTTCTACTGAGTCGAACAGGTGGTAAGTCTCGCCTACCTTCTTCGCAATCTTACCTTCTCTGATGGTAAGATACACTAATGGAGTTGTTTTTTCTTTTAAAGCCATAACTATAAGTGTGGCAAATATACTAACTAATTTGTTATTTGCAAATTTTTTTCGTAAAATTGTAGACTATTATGAATACCGAACTTAAAAACAAAATTCTCGAACTTAAAATGAAGTTGAAGCGTGGGGATATGGCACGTATTGTCGAAAAAACGGCACCCTTTGGAATCCAAAAGTATGATGTATACAACATACTCAATGGCAAATCTCTTATTGACCATCAGAAATTAATCATTGTCATGAAAGAGGTTAAAAAGTGTGTACTCGAAAATCAAAAGTACCTAGAAGAGTTTGAAACTCATATTAATGAGTTATAATGAACTACGATGATTTAGACAAAAAAATTATTGGTATTCGTAAAAGAGGATTGAATAAAATCCTTGAGGATACATTGACTGCCGATATACGCAAAGAATTTTATGAAAATGCCATAAAAGAAAAAATAAATAATATTTCTGACCTTTTCAAAAGAAACGTACTTTTCTTACAAAGAATGCATCACTCAAATTGTGCAGCAAGTAAAATACGTACAACCATGGGATTAGAAATGGATCGCAACTATCACGATACTGTCTTTGGTGAAAGACCATTATACAGTTTACGAGTAGCAATAATTGTCGCTGAGTTCTATGGAATACCAACAGAACTATTACTTTTTGTAGATTTAGAAGCAAATGAACAAACCATTAAGAAGCAGTATCCTGCTATTTTCAAACAAAGTAGAAATTAAACCGCTTTCTGTCAATCAAGCATGGCAAGGAAGAAGATTTAAAACGCCTGAGTACACCAATTATGAAAAGGAGGTACTATTAAAGCTCCAAGCATTCGATTTAAGCACATTAAAGGAGCCTATAGAGCTCTCAATGATAATCGGACTGAGTAACTCTGCTAGCGACATAGATAATGTCGTAAAACCCTTCGTAGACATCCTTCAGAAGAAGTACGGTTTTAACGATAAGTACATCTACAGAATGGTCATAGAAAAAAAATTAGTGGTGAAAGGTGCCGAATTCATTGAGTTCTACATAAAAAAATTAATTCCTCGTCATTACATACTTGATTTTTCCGAAGAATGATATTATGTTTGCACCGCAGTGGACTTTGTAATGGGGGTATTGTTAGAAACTGCCTGGTGAGTAAAGCAAGAATGTTTGCGGAATCAATCAGCCTACTCTGAACCAATTTTCAGAAAGTCGAAAAAAAAACGATTTTCTTGGAAAGGGGGGAAAGGGGGGTATGGTTTGTTCTGGTTCCGTAAGCAAATGTGGTGTTGGTCTCGGAGACGTAAGATAATCTAAATGATCTAAGTGTGTCCTTTTCAAAAGAGGACATTTCTTTTTCTATGTTTTTTTACATAAATTTGTAGTAATGGCGTATACTATAATTAACCAGCCCAACCAATTTTTGGCGGAAAGCGCAAAAAACAAAGATTGGTACAAAGAGAATGTAAAGTTTATCATGTCGCACTTTAACAAGAGACATGATAGAATCTCTAGAGTTAGAAAACAACAAGATTTAGAAAATCCAATTGATGAGGTGGTGAGAATGTACACCTACTACTTGGGCAGACAATACAACAAAGATTATTACTACACCACTCAAGACCAAAATAATTGTGATTTACCCACAGTGTGGATCAATGGTCAAAAGGTGACTTCTTTGATTGACTACATGGTTGGTAACGCCATCAAGATGATTGAGAATATCGAACCAAGTGTAAAAGCACAAAGTAAGAATGCTATCAATCGCAAAACTCAAATTCTACAGAATGCCTTATTGAAATTTGATGTTCCTGAACTTTTTGATATGCTTGCTGAGTTTGGAGCCGAATATGCTCCACTAGGCAATAAAACTTCAGAGATGGAAGTTCCAGAAGATGTTTATCGTTTTATGGAATATGATTATCAGGAGTATGCTGAAGTTTTGGCTACTCGTATCTGCGAAGATATTCTTTTGCGTAATTCATACAAACAGAAATTAAAGCAAGCATTTTTGTATACCCTTTTAGGTGGATATGTAGGTATTGAAAATAGAATTGAGAATGGTAAACAATACTTTGATGTTATTCTCCCACATAATCTAATTGTGGATAGGGCAAAGGATGATGATTTCAATGCTGATGCTCGCTTCGTAGGAAAAGTAGATTGGTTGAATATTACTGATATCATTGAGCGTTATCAAGATTCTTTGACTGTCGAAGAAATTGATGAACTGAAGAAAATCAATACCAATAATTTATATCAACTTTTGGATTTGACTACTCACCCATACGCAACCAACTGGGCATTCAACGTAAATAATCTACCAACCTTGGCGTGTGTAACAGGATATTGGGTTGGAATGAAAGATTTGGGTTACGAAAAGAGTACTGATAAATTTGGTAATACCCACTACAGCAAAATTCGTAATGGCAGAAAAGGACAATATTGGACCAAGACAATCTATCGTGGTACCTTGATTGGAAACAAATATATTGTTGACGCTGAGGAAATGACTAATATCGTTCGTAAGCATGATAATCCCGGAGATGTTGAGTTGCCTTTGAAAGTGTTTATTCCTAATATGGTTATGGGCGAAAATCGTTCTGTTGTCGCTCGTTTGCATCAGCATCAAGATCGTATCGATTATATCACCAACGAGATTACTAAAATGATGAACCGTGCCAAGGGTAAAGTTTATCTAATCAATAAACAGAAACTTGGAACTGCAACGGCTAAAGATGTAATTAGTGATTTTGAAAGAATGGGTATTCACGTAACTGATGGTTCAGCAACAGGAGAAGATTTTGTAGCAGGTCAGGACGCACGGATGGTAGAAGTCGTAGATATGACACTCGATCCGAATGTTCAACAACTTGTATCTTTACGCAGAGAAGAAGAAAGACTGATGGAAGAGATTGTCAATATCCCTAAAGTTGCCTTAGGTCAACAACAGGGATATGTCGGTGCTAAAACACAAGCAGGTACTATCGCTCAGTCTAACTTGGGTACTACTTATTTGTATCAAGGCTTTGTAGAATTTTTTGAAAAAGAATTAGCATTTGCTTTAAATCAATATAAAGTTTCTTTGATTGATGAAAAGGAGACAGACATTCCTGTAATTGGAACACGAGGCAAACAATATTTGAAAATTACTGAGGATTTCCAATTTGAAGAATTAGGCGTTTACATTAAAGTTAAAGACTTTATGGATGAGCAGGCTCGTGAAAGATTACTTGGTTTGGCACAGGCTGCTATGCAAAACCAAGCCATCGATATGCTTGATTATATTCGCATTGAAAAATGTAAGACATACACTGAAGTTATTAATGAGTTGGATTACAGCATCAATAAGAAAAAGAGAGACGCAGAAAAACAACAGGCGATGATGCAAATGATGCAACAGGCTCAAATGGAACAGCAAGCAGCTCAGCAGCAAAGTTTGCAAGGAATGAAAGAAGATGGTGCTAACTACAGAAAAGAACTTGATGTTCAAGGTAAGATGGCAAATCAATCACTTCAGAGTGCAATGCAAGAGCCAGGATCAGCAGAAGATGCAATGATGATGGAGGAGCAAATGCTTCAATCACAACAAATGCCTGAATAATTTATTGTTTTTTCAGAAATAATAACTAATTTTGAACATATATGTCAGAAGATTTTTTGAAAGAGATTGCGGATGAGTTGAATGCTCAGACGATTAAACCTGCTGAGACCCCTGCGGAAATCGCACCAAATCCGGTCTCAGAACCAGCACCAGAACCTACTCCAGAACCTATTGTAGAATCAGTAGAGGCACCTGTTGAGAAGGAATGGTGGGATAGCGAGACAAAAATTGAAAGTAAAAATGAACCTCAAGTTCAAGAAAAACCTACTTTCGATATGGATGATGATTTGAAACTTATTCTTGAGTATAAGAAGAGCGGAAAAACATTAGCCGATTTTGTCAAGGAATATCAAGTAGAAGATGTAAATACTTGGGATGAGGCTACTTTAGTGAAAAATGGTATGAAAGAATTTATGAATCTTTCAGACGAAGAACTAGAGCAGGCAACTTATGAGTATGAAAGTGCTTCTATTATTCAAAAGAAACAATGGGCTGAAACATTTAAGCAACGTTTTGCCGAGAAGAATGAACAAAAACTGAAACAGTTAGTGTCTTCTAATCAGCAAAGCAGCGAGATGCAAGAAGCTATTGCTCAAAAATACAATGAAGAGTTAGACCAATTTAGCCAAAACATTGTGAACAAGGAAGTTTATGGTTTGAAGGTTACAGACGAAATGTCAAAAGACCTGAAAAAATTCATTAACGAGGAGTTTACTTTGCAAAGAGCAGATGGTTCATTCGACATTGAAAAAGTTTATTCTGTAGCTCTATGGATGAAATACGGAAAAGACTTAGTAAAGGCTAACGTAACGAAGGCACGCAATGAAGGTAAAGAACAGGTTATTCGAGAAGTGAGTAACCCTAGTAAAAACATGACAGGCGGAGGTCGTTCAGTTGGTTCAGGACTTGAGGCCGCACAAGAGGCTTTTAATACCTTGTTCCCAGGTTAATGGGAAACCACAAAAAACAAAAAATAAAAAATGTCAACCATTTCAAATCTTCCATTAAGCCAATCTTTGTTGCTTAAAGGACTTTCTTTGCCAAACAAAATGGCAATGGTGTATAGCCAAGATTACGGCTATAACGTTTTGACTCAGCTTTCTACAAAGTTGGCTCCTTCTATCTCTACGCCTCAGGCGAAAGTAGAAGTGTCTTCTTTGGGTAACTTGGGTGTCTTCTCTAAGGTTAACGTTGCTATCAACACCACCACTGGTGTAGTTGGTTTGACCGATGTATCTAAGTTCCGTATTGGTGATATCGTTGCTGATGCTAACATGGTACAAGGTTTGGTTACCGATGTAAACTATGGTGCAAACACCATCACCTTGGCTCCTCATAGCGTTTCTGCTTGGGCCTCAGGTAACTTCGCTGTAAACCACAACGCTAAGCGTTTCTTCGATGCATCTCCTAACCGTTCTTCTTTCGGTAAGACTACATTGAACTACACTCCTGACACTGATTTCGCTTTGACTGCTGTAAGCCGTGAAAGTTCTCATCAGTCTCGTAGAGATCGTATCGCTTCTTTCGTGAAGTGGAATGGCGATTTCTGGTGGAGATCTTATGACGATTTGACTTTGAAAGCTTTCGCTAAGCAGTTGGAGTACAAGTACGCATTCTCTGAAAGAGCTATCAAGAATGGCCCTTATGGTGAGTACTACACTACCGGTGGTTTGCGTTGGTCAATCATCAACAATGGTGGTTCTTACTTGTCTTTGACTTCTGAGTTGACTCAGACTGTGTTCAACGACTTCTTGGAGCAAATGGTTCGTGTATCTGCTGAAGGCGGACGCAAATTGGTTGCTTTGATGGGTAGCGCTGCTATGGCTCGCTTGCAAACTATCTTGGGTGACTACATTAAGTATGCTGGTACTGCTAACACCTTCGGTGGAACTTCAGTAACTGGTTTGAACGTAATGAAGTATGCTTACGCTGGTTTGGAGATTGAGTTCGTACGTTGGGCTTTGTTGGATGACGAGATGTTCCGTAGCGAATTGTCTACCATCAATGGTAAGCCTCGCATGAGCAACTCTATCTACTTTATCGACATGACTGCTGTACCTGCTGCTGATGGATCTGGTTCTATCGCTGCTTTGCAGAAGTATCACTTTAACAGTGACGAATTGATCGCAAACTACGTACCTGGTATGATTGGTTTGGAATCTAGCGATGCCTCTAGCGTTAAGGCTGCTATCGCAGGAAGCACAGTTGCTTCTTTGGGTACATCTGACGTTGACGGTGTGGATTTCCATATCTTGTCTGACTGTGGTTTGTATTGCGTTGCAGACAAAATGGGTCTGATTGAATTCGCTGCTTAATTTTAAATACGAACATGGCAAATTTATATAATCTCGTTCGCAGTACTTGGACTGCCTCTAACCCTTCTTTGGCAAACGGAATCATCAGTCTTCCTGGTGTTTACGATGCTAACTTGGGTACCACCAAGACCGTTTCTTTGGAGTACAATGCAATCAAAAAGGTAAAGTTCGCTGAAGGCGCTGCTGCTACTGCTGGTGTTGTAACTGTTGTTATCTCTAGCACTTTGACTGCCGGTAACTCTTTGAGTTTCAGCTTGGCTCAGGACATCAGTGCTTTGAACAACAACTTGCCTGATATCTACAGCTCTTTGGTTCAGTACACCATCAAAACTGGTGATACTGCTACTAGCGTTGGTGATGCTATTGCTTTGATGGTAAACAATATGCCTTTCGAGGCTACCGCTGTTAACACTACCGGTACTGTTGTTATCACTGCTACTGCTGCTAACCCTAGCATCATTGGTGCTGAGATTTTGGACCAAGGTGGAAACCTCGCTGTAACTAACACCACTCCTGGTGTTAAGGCAATCGGTGCTGGTGCTGACTTGATCGCTGCTGGTATTTCAGAAGCTGTTACAGGTCAATCTTATGATATCTACGTTGTAACTTACAAAACCTTCAAAGCCGATGGCGATGTTGATAGCGTAAGCGAGCGTTTGGATACCATCACCTTGTACATCGATGAGACTGC